GTGCTTCTTAAATGAGGCATAACGAGCGCCGAGTATGGTTCGTGTGGAGGACTTTTTTCAAGTGCTTCATATGAACTATAATCGTTGTTAGGTGGGAGTGCGGAGCGCGATCCGCATGACTTATATTTTTAGCGCAAAAGTTGCGTTGGACAATAATTTTGAAAAAATTAACTTTTAAATAAATTAAATATAAATATTATGAATATAACTAAAAATATTGAGAATGGTCATTGGGTTATTGATGGAACTGACACTATAACATTGGTTAAACAATCAGATACTAAAACCGTATCTCCCTGTATGATAAATGTAGATATAGACAAGCAATCTATGAATGTAGATTTGTGTAATATTACATCTATTTATTATAAAACAAAAAGAGATGCTATTATTCCATTAATGTCTATTCTAGGTTATGGTAAATTCATAACTAAAGTTATAAAGTCTATACTTTGGTTTTTTTAGGCACTTTTGCGCGGGCTTGTGGGTTGCGCTCGGCGCTCGTTGAGATGGAATCGGAGCTTCGCGGAGCATTCCATCTCAACTATTAAATATAAACAATAGGGTTAAACATGTTGATATTAAATGGCTACAAAACCCAACCTTACTAAATTCAAATTAAAATCATAAGATGAATAAAACAGAATCACCAAATTCAAGAAGAACAGATCCAACAATTGTGAAATGTCATAGTTGTGGTTGGGTTGGCCAAAGGAAATTTACACTTCATGATTATGAACCTTCAGATCGTGAAGAAGTTGAACCAATTGATAAATGTCCAAAATGCAAAGAGCAAATTTAATAATCATTCTTATGTTATCATTTTTGAATATAGATATATATTCATCTGGAATGAAAGTTAATATTGTAGATGATATAAATGAAGCAGATTTAAAGGTATACAAATCAGAATTCAAATCAGATTCAGATTTATCTGTTTACTTTGTTAAAGAATATAATAATGCTGATGATGTTGGTTTATGGTATGTAGAATATTGTAAAATACTATCTAATGTATCAATATTCTACGTACAAGATCAAAACGATGCAGATGTTACTATTTATGTCTGCAAAGATAAAAATGATGCAGGTAAGTTTTAAATATGGAAGAATACAAAGAATTAAAAGAAGCTTTAAATAAATTCAGGGAATTATTTCAAAGAAACTTATTACCAAATTCTATTGTTTCTATGAGCGCTGATTTTCTCAGGAAAATGAGAACAACTCAACAATGGAATACATCAGATGCTTTAAAGGTTTACAATATTATAAAACCATATGAAAGTAAATTATTAAAAATAGGATATAAATTCAAAGGTGTTCCAAAAGTTACTTTTAATGTATCTCAAGAAAGAACACAATTAAAAGTTAATAAAACTATTTTCTATAATAAAACAAATTACATCATTCAAACTCCATACATTTCAAAAGTTGTAAGTGCTATTCAAAAGATTCCAGGTAGATGGTATGATCGTGAAAAAAAAATATGGACCGTTCCAGTTGATCAAAGTGAAAATCTAATTCATTTTGCAAATGCATTTGGATTTAATATTAGTGATGGAGCTGATAGAATGATGCACGCTGTAAAGAATAATTTAGAAGCATCATATAAAGCAGAAGCTGTTGATTTAAATATTCCTTTAAAGCTTGATTTATTTCCATTTCAAAGTTCAGGTGTAGACTATGCAATGAAGAATAAAAGAGTAATAATAGCTGATGAAATGGGTCTAGGTAAAACCGTTCAAGCAATTGCAACATTAAAAGGAACTAATCAATTACCTGCAATTGTTATATGTCCAAAATCACTTCGTTATAATTGGCAAGATGAATTTCAAAAATTCACAGATATTAAAGCTGAAGTACTTGATAAAAAATTAGTTAAAAATTTAGAAAAATACATTCAAATGAATGAATTAGATGTAGTGATTACAAACTATGAAGGTGTTACTGCTCATTTTACCAAAGAAATAAGAAAGATTCATAAAGGTGTGATTGGTGAAATATTTGAAGGTTCTAAAGTTAAATATATTGGTTCTGGTTTTAAAGGTTATGATAAGAATAATATCGAATTTAAAGAAATGAAAGTTCTTAAATTAACTGGAAGAAATGCAATTTGCCAAGTTGGAAGGGATATTAATAATACATTTCAAATATTCATGAATGATATTCAAAAAGTAAAAGTTATTAAAATTCCTGTTTTAAATGGTAAAGAGAAACTTTTTAAATCTGCTATAATAGATGAAGGTCATGAATGTCGTAACAAGACTACAATTCGTTTCAAAGCAATAAATCAAGTATTTCAAGATAAAGAAATAAGATTAATACTTACAGGTACCCCAATTGTAAAAGGTCCAGAAGATTTAGCTGCTTTACTTGAATTATTAGGTAGAATAGATGAATTTGGAGGTCGTCAAACATTTTTAAAAACATATTCAGATAAGAATAAAAATTCATTAACTCAATTAAATATAAGATTAAGGAGTTTATGTTTTGTAAGAAGAGAGAAACATCAAGTATTGGATGAACTTCCAGATAAATTTAGGCAAATTATTAGAGTTGATATTTCCAATAGAGATGAATATGATCATGTTTATTTATCTCTATTGGATTATTTAGCTTCTAAAGGTGAATCAAATAAATCAATTGATAGAAAAATGAGAGCTGAAATGCTTGTTAAAATTAATTACTTAAAACAAATAAGTGCAAAAGGTAAATTAGAAGCATTTAAGGAATTTGTACAAGGTATTTTAGATAGTGGTGAAAAATTAATAATTTTCTGTTGGTTTCGAGATACTGCAAAATTCATATTAGAAAATTTCCCAGGATCAGTGAGTATAACTGGATTTGATTCTGATGATCAAGTTCAAGAAAATAAAAAGCAATTTCAAGAAAACCCAGAGGTTAAATTAATAGTTGTTTCATATAAACGTGGTGGTGTAGGTCATACATTAACAGCTGCTTCTAAAGTTGCGTTTATAGAATTAGGTTGGACTTATAAGGACCAAGCGCAAAGTGAAGATAGAGCTCATAGAATAGGTCAAAAGAATAATGTTAATTGTTATTACTTCTTAGGTAAAGATACTATAGATGAATCTATATATAAAATAATTGATTCTAGGCGTCAAATTGAAAAATATGCTACTGGAGGTACTACAGAAATAGAAACATCTGAATTCAGTTTATTAGTAAATGATTTGATTTATCAATCAAATTCAAAATAAGATTATAGTTTTTATAATTATAAAATAAACAATCAAATTAATTTTGATAAATGTAAAAATATTGTAATTTCGTAAATTATTAATTAAAATTATACACACATGGCTTACAAAATTATTAAAGAAGATGAAGAATTACAGGTAGATAATATTATAGCTGTAATTTATGGCGAACCTGGTATTGGTAAAACCTCATTAACATTCACATCAGATAAACCTATTTTATTTGATTATGATGATGGATTAAAACGTGCTGTAGGTAGAAAAACAGCTATTCAATTTGAATCATGGGAAGATTCTATTGATTTTATCAAAAGTGATGATTTCAATGAAATGAAACTAAAAACATTAATATTTGATACAGCTGGTACAATGTTAGATAATTACATTGCCAAATATGCTATTAAGCAAGATTTTAAAAATGCTAGAGGTGGTGGTGAAATATCATTACAAGGATATGGAGCTATTAAAAACATCTTTAATCAGTTTGTTTCAGATATGAAAACAATGAAAATAGATGTTATTTTCATTGCTCATGAAAAAACAAAAGATGATGGTGATGGTAAAAGAAAAATACCAAAAATGACAGGTGGATCATTTGATATTTTAATTGCATCTTCAGATATGGTTGGGTACATTAATTCTTCTAATAATAAAAGAACAATTAATTTTAATCCTACAGATACACATATTGGTAAAAACACTGCTCAATTCCCAATTATTGATATTCCCCACTATGAAGATGCAAAGTATAAAACTTTCATGGCTGATTTAATTTCTCAAACCAAAACCAAAATGATGGATGCTAATGCTGCTCAACAAACAGCATTAAAGAAACTAAACACTTATCGTGATGAAATTAAGGAATCTAAAAACACTGAAGATTTAGAATTAATTCTTCCAGCTATTGAAACAATGTCACCTTCATATAAAGTACAACTTCATCATTTATTTGATGAAAAATATATTGAAATTTGGAAAATTAAGATTAACGAATCATTAAAATCATTAGAATCATTAGAAGCTTTAAAAGAAGAAACAGGTGATATTTTAAAGAGAATTCAAAGTAAGATTAAAAGATTATTTGTTTCAGAATATGAAAAATCTGGATATTCATTTGATAAAGAAACTTTGAAATTCTCAATAATTGAATCTAAAAAAGTAGAATCAGATTCAAATGAAATAAAATCAGATGATAAAAAACATCAAGATATTCAAAAAACATCTGATGAAAATAAAAAAGTAAAAAAAGATAGTCTATTTTAAAATGGTAGACAATAGACTAAGAATAAGCCCTTCCAAATTAGAACAGTTCCGACTGTTCTATCAGGAAGAGTTTAATGGATATATCACCCAAGAATCAGTTATAATTGATATTAAAGGTGAAAAAGAATGGTCTGATGAAATGCAGTTTGGTAGTGCTTTTCATGGTATTATTGAACATGGACCAGAAAACTATTATAATCCAGATACTAACTCATATTTTTATACTGAAGAAGGTATGGTTGGTGAAGTTGAATTATTTCAATCTGATATTGATGTTGCAGTTGATTACAGGAATAAATATCCTGGAATGAATGATGAAATGAAAGCTCAGTATTGGACTAAAGTTTCAGGATATGAAGTAATGATTAATATGCGTATAGATGGTATGTATGGTTTAGCGGTACATGAACGTAAAACTACTAAAAGACCATCTGGAACAGAATATTATCAAAAATCTCTACAATGGCGTTGTTATGCTTTAGCAACTGGATGTCAATATGTACAATATGATATCTTTAAATATAAACAACCTAAGAAATCCCCTCGTAAAGTTGAATATCTTCAACCTCCTTATCAATATTTTGCATATGAAGATATGAAAAAGGATATTGATGTGTGGATTATGAGATTGATTGAATTTTGTAAAATTCATAATTTAATGGATTATATTTCATTCCAGTATAAAGATGATAAGAAGTAAAGAACAACACGCTTATGAGTGGTGGTGTTATCGTTATATTGGTGAAGTAATAGGTGAAACTACTTATGAAGTTTATTTAATTTTTGCAAAAAGGTTATTAAGTGAATTAGATCAAGATGGTGAATTGGTTATTAGAAAACCAACTTCACTTCTTGATTGGGAACATCAGATTTATATGGAACAAATAAAGTTTATTGTAAATATTTATTTTCCCAGATTCTTATGGCCAGAATTAAAAGATTTACCAAAAGTTATTTATAGTAAATATTAACTATGGATTCGGGATTTTTTAAAATACATCGTAAATTATTTAATCATTGGTTATGGGATGAGAAACGAAAATATTCCAAAGCTGAAGCATGGGTGTGGTTATTAACCAATGCTAGATATATTAATGAAAGTACTTCTATTTTAATAAAGAATAAAAAATTAAATTTAAATTATGGTGAATTACTGTATTCTCAAGATAGATTATCTAAAGAGTGGGGTTGGGTTCGTGGATCTGTAAATAAATTCCTTAAACTACTTGAAAATGATGGTATGATTAAAGTAGTTAATGAAATAGTTATTACTAGAATAATAGTTATCAACTATAAAAAATACAATAAAAAAGGTGAAAATAAGGAAACGGAATCAGTACAGGTTTGGAAACAGTTTATAAACACGTTTGGAAACGATTTGGAAACGGTTTTAAAACAAGGTAATATTAATAATATCAGTAGTTTCGAAGATTTAAAGAAACAACTAGGAAACGCTTTGGAAACAAAACGGAAACAAGATAGTAACACGTTTGGAAACGATAATGATACACATAAGAAGAAAGTAAAGAAAAAAGAAAGTAAAGAAAGTAATTCTTCTTCACCGGCAAAAAAGCCGGATGAAGTAAAAGTAAGTCATAAGGTTAGAATAGAATTTGAAAAATTCTTTTTAGAAAAAATAAATGAAGAATACTATTGGACAGTTGCAGATGGTAGTAATTGTAAACAGTTAATTGATAAATTAAAATTTAGATTAGATAAAAGAAAAAAAGAATATTCTGATGATAATATATTATCAAGCTTTAAAAATGTTTTAAAATATCTTCCAGATTGGCATCTACAACATTTATCAATGTTAAATATTAATAGTAAGTTTAATGATATAGTAATTGTAATGAATGAAAATATTTTAAGTAATAAAAATAATTCACAAAAAGATGATATAGATGAAGTCGGACACTAGAATAAATGATCAAGAAAGATGGAATAAGACATTATCAAAAATAACTCATTCCATAAAAAATAAAAGAGGTATCTACAGAAAACCAATAGATTATGATATGGAACTTGTTTTGAAATATATTCTTCATATCGGACTTGGTTATTGTGATAATTTTATAATTGATAAAATTAATAAACCAATTATTCAACAAATGATTAAATACTTTTATGCTGATCCAACATTTGAAGGTGATTTGAAAAAAGGTATTTTAATTCATGGCCCAAAAGGAACTGGTAAGACATTGTTGTTTATTATTTTCAAGGACTTAATATCTATATTTAATTTAAATAAAAAATCTAGTAAGAATATTAATTTTCAAATATCAAGAACTAGTAATGTTGTTGAAAAATTTGAAAGAAATGGT